ATAAGGTCAGGGTGTGTTGCTAAGATTCCAAGAAGATCATCTGCTTCTAGTCCTTCTTTTTCATAGGTCTTATACTCCTTCTGCATCCACTTACGCAGAGGACCAAAGGCAATGGGTTTACGTGTTCCCTTTCGGTTAGCCTTGTAGGTTGGGAGTATTTCTTTTCTGAAATTAGTATAACTTGTTAGGCAAACTACAGGCGTTTTAGTTCCTGTATTGTAGACGATATCTTCTACAGCACTTCTGATAGTTTGCTGTGCTGCCTTCATATCAACCCATGCAGCTACAACATCATCATCAAACTCTACTGACTCTTCAGCGGCAGCGGATACCCTGTACAGCAGGATGTCCCCATCAATCAGAACTGTTTTCGGCATTTCGTAATTCCTTCCAACTTACAGGGAATGTGACAGACATAAACTGGTTCATGTGCCCAGCTACAAATCTCGTCTCTTGCTGTGCATCATCAGCGAGACGCAAGCTACACACGCGGGAGAACGCATATAAGGAACCTGACCAAAACCATTCGGTCATCATAGATAACAGAAGAACAGCGCGGGCTTGCTCAGGCGCAACACCTTGTTCAATCAACCTTCTGTATGAACTACGTGCGTGTCTAATCGTGTCTTCATATATCTGGTCTAGAACAGGGCTTTCTTTTAAAGCATTACCTGAACCCTGTTTCTTATTCACAGGACGCCCACGCCATATACTGGGGTGGTGAAACTCAACCTCAGAATCAACGTATCTCCTGCTTACCTCATTCCAAGATAAGCCTACCTGATGTTTCATTAATTGGCGGGCGACAAAGACAGGTGCTTTTATTTTGAACGTAGCGAAACAATGGGAAAATGGTGACCAGTGTTTATGCTGCGCCAAGTATCTAATCAGCTTGGTGTCTCTTGTGTCATCCCAGGTTTTCTTTTCAAAATTAAAGCTCACCCTAGCGGAATCAACGACACGTTTATCGCTGCCCATATAGTCGATGAGCTTAACCTCAGTGTGTGGTCGCCCACGTTTGTCCAATTCTATACTCCCCAGTAATCGGAACTCTGAGATCGAAAGACTCCCCTGCATCTTCAATGGCAGACACAGCTAGTTGCCCTACTTCTTCAGCCAGTTCCTTGTCGGTTTCAATTTGTATTTCATCGTGTATCCACGCCACTTGCTGTACACGATCCCGCATCCCCTTAGCTTCTATCTTTTTGTCGAACTCAACCAGCCATTGTTTAGAACAAAGGGCACCACTGCTTTGTAGCAGCACGTTTAAAGCGCGGTGTGGTGACCTTATGGAAAGCTTGCGTCGATCAAGACCTAAAAGGTATCCGCGAGTTTCTGCCGTGTCTTTGACCAAGCCGATAAGCTTGCGGAGACCATCGTTTTCTTTAAGGAATCTACTCTTGACCTTAGTAACTTCTCCTTTTCCAAGAGAGGTAACTTCAGCCAGCTTATTGATGCCCGCACCATAAATGAAAGCGTAAATAAACCGTTTACTAATATCCCTACTGTGTAAACCAGCAGCGTTTTGGTTATGCGTATGAATGTCACCATCGATCACCACCTTTGCGTATGCTCCACCATCTAGGGGAGCGGTGAAGTGCCCAAGCATTCTCAATTCGATGCCACTCATATCAACACCGACAAGAACCTTCCCTTCAGGCACTGTAAATAATTTTCGGCACTCTTCCCCAAAGGGTGCATGAACGGCTGGTACTTGTTGTAGGTTAGGGCTTCTCATTGATGCTCGGCCCGTGATAGTACCATTGGTCAGGACGCTGCCATGTATTCGGTTACCTTGCAGCGCACCAAGCCAACTGTTCTTCCCCTCTGACAGCATCCCCAGACGCTTCTGTATGGTGAAGTATTCCACCATTATCCTTGCCTGTGGGAAGCTCACAGCTTTAAGAGTTGTTTCATCCACCTTAGGGTGACCATCAGGCGTATGTTCTTTAGGTTTCCACCCAAGCTCTATAAGCTTAGTTGCAACATGAAACCTAGAGCCGGGGTTAAATACATTCAGCTTAACCTTGGTGTACGCGCAGTCCTTCGTCTTTGATGCTGTTGTAACGTCTTTATAATTAATAGTACGATTTGGTGTCACCTCTCCACAGGGCGACCACCAAGGGGAGAACACAGATTGAAGCTCTTCCTCAATCTCTACCCTTCTGCGCTGTAGCTTCCGGCACAAATCAAGTGCCGAAGTTTCATTGAACATGAAACCATGCCGCTCCTGCCGCGCAGATATCCATTGGACCTCATGCTCAAGGTCAACGGCTCTGTCAGAGTAGTTCTTTGATTGGATCAGCTTCCAAAGCTTTGCGGTGACTGCTGTGTCCTGAATGCAGTATTCCAACATCTCATTGTTGAAATCGTCCCAGCCCCCTTGGTAGTCGCCTTTATGACACCCCAGCCTGTGCCCCCACGCGGCCAAGCTATGTGACCCTTTGAGCTTGCTGGGAATCTCTACTTTTCTGGAATGCTCAGTCTCCGAAATATCAGTCCAGATAAGACGGGAGCAAACTAGGGTGTCTACAACCTTGTCTTCAGGATAATCAAACCATGGATACAGTCTGATCATAAACGGTATATCAAACTTAATGAGGTTGTGGCCTACCAAACCATCTTTGGACATGGCAGATTGTAGGCCCGCTTCAATCTCTGCTGGGCCGTAAGCTTCAACCTCGTCTGTTCCACAATCTCGGAGGACAACACAATGAATGGCATCGCCATCTAAACCCTTAGTCTCAATGTCAAGTATATGCATTGTGTCATCCCCCTACAGATTACAGGTATTAGGCCAAGGAATATTCAGCGTAAGTGCGCCCTTGCCCATCATATTTAATTTGCTTTGTGATGTCCCACCCATAGACACGTAGCTCATAAATTCGGGCGGCAAGCCTGTAGACACCGTAGACACCCATGGCTTCAAGGGGACTGATCGTCTTTCCGCCTTGTAGGTGTTTCAGAATTTTTACATTTTGAGATTGTCCTGTTTTCACTTTCCACCCTCCTTCTAGTTTTGAAATTTCAGCCATCACAGATTCGTACTCTGGGACGAGCTTCGGATCGTCTACTGCTAGTATGGCTAGTTTCTCTGACCGCTCAAAAATGCAGTCGTTAGAAGTCTTCTGCATCTGCCATCACCTCATTCAGCCTTCCGGTGTCACGGTCAAATTGAAGTTTTGTGGCAACGCCGGTTTCGCCGCTAAAGCGATTCTTTAACACCCTGATAACAGTCTGGTGTGCTGTCTCAGAGTCCTGCTGGTTGCGCTCACAGCCACAGACAATATCAGCCAAGTGTCCAATAGCACCTGATCCCCTAAGCTGTGCTAGAGAAGTCTGCCCTCCTTCCTCATGCGGCTTCCCATCAGGGCGCTTCAAGTGGGACACAAGGATTAACCCCATGCCTGTCTGTTCAACCAAGGAGCGTAGCCGCGTCATAATTGAATCAATCAAGATTCTCTCCGACCCAGCCTCACTATCCATGTTGTCAGATACAACAATGCTGAGATGATCAAGCACACAAAAGGAACAGCCCATTGCTGCGAAATAATGTACTCTTTCGAGAAGATTGTCGCTGCCAAGGGAACCAAAATGATCATACAGGTATAGCCGATTGGTAGACACAACACGATCAAACCCATCTCGTAAGACACTCTCTGGAATATCTTCAAAGTTAAGGTTAAGCCTCTCGTTGATTTCAATACCAACCAACGTCCTGAGAGTGTGTCTGATACTTTCTTCAAGACAGATAAGACCAACAGTTTCTCCTTGGGTCAGAAGATGGTGCGCGATTTCTTTAACAATTGCGCTCTTGCCAATTCCTGATCCGGCTGTAAAAACTGTAAGCTCTCGTTTCCTAAGCCCCCGTGTCTTTTCATTAAGACCTTCCCAGGGATAGGGGATGCTTTCTGCATCATCGTTTCTGATGAATTCGTCCCAAAGCTCAGGTCCAGAAACAATGCCATCTGGTCGATACTCTTTGGCTTGCCATATGGCGTCTATGATCTCCTTGCCTCGACTTGCCTGAAGCATCTCAGATGCATCATTGAGAGGAAGTCTGGCTACCTTGCAGCGTCCCGGCGGAAACAACGGGGCACAGTCAGCGACCGCTGCTTCACCGGCAGCATCAGTGTCAAACATCAGCACAATGGTTTGGAATTTTAACAGGTAATCAAGGTTGCGCGTGAGAACACCAGCGGCTCCTGAACTGCCTGTGCTTATGCTCACAACCGGCCATTTATTATTCTGTGCTTGGGACACTGACAACGCATCCAGTTCGCCTTCGGTCACTACTATCATCTTTCCTTTTGACCAAAGGTTCTGACCATACAGGCCAGCTTTTCGTATATTGCCTTTAGTGAATATCTTCTTATTTTTTTTCCTGATTTTTTGAGCTACTACTTTACCATCTACAATGTAATTAGCAATCTGACAGGGCTCTCCGTTGTGGATACCTATCTGGTATCGCCAGTGTTTACAGGTGGCCTCAGTCAGTCTTCGGGAAGGGATTGCTTCTGCTTGCCCTTGCGCGAATAGCTCTTTTTCGATTGTACTTTCCTCTGGCGGAAAAGGGAGGATGTCAGCTTCGTCGCCATCGGATTTCGGCGGCGGTGTGTACGCCTTACACCCGAAGCAGTACGTGTGCCCATCACTCCAAACTCCAACATTGTCTTTAGAACCGCATAGCGTACACGGTTGCTTGGTTACAAAACTCTGCGGTTCCTCAGACATGTGTCAACCCTCCATAGTTATTGAGTCGCTCAACAGTTCGTTCGTCCACCAGCTTTGAACGTCAAATCCTGGGCACGATTTTCTGACACTGGGGAAGTCCCTGTGTCCTAAGACCTTAGCTCCTGAATATTTTACTAGTATGTCCGTAATTAAAAGCTTGAGAGAGTCGAACTGTTCTTTCTCAAACTCGTCTGTTCCGACTAATGCTATAGCGACACTATTTCCATTAGCGCCTCGGACATGGGCACCAATGGTGTCTATTGGTCTGCCGTGTTCCACTGTACCGTCTCTGCGTATGACACGATGGTAGCCAATGCCCAGCCAGCCACGCTCTTTGTGCCAGCGGTCAATATCATCGGCTCCAATGTCCATATCGCTTGGTGTAGCTGTGCAATGCACGACAATGTAGTCGGTGTGTAGTCTATTTTTTGTGGTCAATTTTGTTTTCTCGCTTCTCTAAGCCAGCCCTCCGGTATTGTTGCGCGTGAGTATTCAAAACCATGG